GGCTGCCGAGTAGTTGCCGGTGTTGCTGGCTGCCGACTGGTAGCCGGTGTTGCTGGCTGCCGAGTAGTTGCCGGTGTTGCTGGCTGCCGAGTAGTTGCCGGTGTTGCTGGCGGTGTCGCCCACCACTGTCTGCTCAACCGAGCTGTCCAACCGAGCCATGATCCAGTCGATTGCTCGCGAGATCATGGTCGGCATGCTGATTTCCGCCTCCACCACCAGGGTGGCGCTGGCGATCTTGCTGTCATCGTCGTGACGGCTCAGTTGCCCCGAAGCCTTTACGATGGCGAATCGGCTTTCGCCTGGGGCGTAGTAGCCGAAAACATCGAGTGGGTACTCGCAGGAGTGGAAGCCCGAGGCGCATGCCTCTACTTCGCCCTCGTGCTTGTAGGTGCCGCCGATCTCGAACTGGTAGCCGCGACAGGTCAGGTCTTGCTTGAACCCCTTGTAGGCGGTGACGATCTCTTCAACCTCGGTCTTCTTCTTGCGGGTCATGATTCGGTCCTTTGAGAGAGAGCCCCTGGCCGAGGGGCGGGAGCGCTTTCGGCTGCCGGCGATGCGTCGGCATGCGGAAACGCTCGAAAAAAGCCCGGCCGGAGCCGGGCAAGGGGGGGGATGAAACGGGCTCAGGAAACAGCAGTGCAGTTGCGCAGCAGCACCGGCGTGGCCTGGCCTTCTAGCCAGATCACCGCCATGCCGGAGGCGGAAACTTTGGCTTGAGTGAGCGTTCTGGTGCGGATGGGAATGGAGTCGCGGAGCGGACGGTACTCAACGGCCACCTGGGCCGGGTGCGTGCGATTCCAGGACTCGACAAGATCCGCCGGCGGCACCGGTCGGACGTTGCCGATCTGCTGGTAGATCTCGGAGCGGTGAATGGCGACGTCGTCCGGGGCGGTGATGCCGAGGCGCACCTGGTCGCCTTGGCTGCCGAGGACCGTGACGGTGATGTCGTCGCCGATATGCAGGGTTTCGCCGGGTCTTCTGGTCAGGATCAGCATGGTGTGACTCCGTTCGGGGTGACGGCCACCTCAGGGAAGCGGCGCGAGGTAAGCGGTCAGTACGGTTTCTCGACCTTTCCTTGGTCTTGCAGGCTCTTGACCTTGAAGAGCTCAGAGAGGATGTCATCCATCACCTTGCCCATCTGATTGCGCAGGCCGTCCTTCAGGTGACCGGTGATGTTCACGGCGCTGTCCTTCATCTGCTTCGAGAAGTCTTCGGCGCAGATTTGCGTCATCAGGTATTCGGCGCGGGTGACAGAGTTGTAACCGCCATCGGCTCTACCGGTGCGTGGATCGACCTTCGCAGACCAATAGCCGCTTACAGTTCGCTCCAGCTCTTTGCGAATGCTGGTCGGCTCACCTTCCGGCTGCCCCCAAGCGGTGACGCGCTGGTAATCGCGCTCGAAGCAGTTGTGCACGGTTTCGTCGATTGCTTTCTCGACCTGGGCCATTGCGCGTTCGGCGAAGATCTTGTCGATGCGCGATTTCACTTCCCTGGCAATCAGCCCTGAGAGTTCGCTGTCATGGCTCAGGATCTCGTCTGCGGCTTTCGCGACGATGGCGGCTTTCAGGTCTTCTTCATTGATGTTCAGCATATCCGTGCCCTCCAGGGCGTGTTGACTTCCCGTCTGGCCCTCGGTGGAGGGCCAGCCAGTGAAATCGGTGTTGCTCCCGCGTTCGCCTACTGGGCTTCTACAACCCGCGGGTGTTGCTCATTGCTGTCATTCCCCTGACTGCGGCGCCGATTGCCGCACGGCACAGCCAGGTTCCTGCCCATTACCGCCGGGGTGGCGGGGCGCATTGCTTTCCGGGTCATTCGCTCGGTTCGGTCTGGTCCTCGTCCGCCGCAGGTTCTTCCTGCGTTGCCCAGGCCCGCATTGCCTGAGCGCGGATCGCCGGTCGCCGGTAGAGGCAATGCGATCTGTTGTTGATTTCTTGCTGTCGGGTTGTTAAAGAGCGGTCGGCTCGGTGGCCTGGCCGGCGGTGTGTTGCTGGCGTTGAGGTAAAATTTAGCCATGAGCTAATTTCTCGTCAATAGCTTAAAGCTAAATATTTTTAGCCGTCCATGAAAAAGCCCGCTCGAAGCGGGCTAAATTCATGATTCTGCGATGATTATTTTTTTCGAGCGGCTGGCCAGATCAGAAGCGCAAAACCAAAAATGGCCAGGATCAAGTACCAGAAGTCAGTGATGGGCCGGCCAACTGCTGGGTCTGCAGGAGGGAGCGGGAACATCACGGCGGTGAGAATCGCGAGAAGAATCAGGCCAATCCCGATCAGGCGTCTTGTCTGCATAAGGGCTCCATTATTCAGTCCCAAAGTACCGACGACCAGAATACGCGACCGAGTACGCTGATGCCTTTTTCGGCCATCTCTTCCTGGCTGTACTCCTCGTCGGGATACTCAGCCTGGTTGAAACTCCGCAGGCGGATGCCACCGCCGGGTAGCCGGTACAGTGCTTTGACCCGCAGTTCAGATGCATGCGTGATGACGTAGACCTTGCCATCCTTGATCGACTTGCACCCCAGATTGACGCCGACGGTACTGCCATCCGGAAGGGCGGGCTCCATGCTGTTTCCGCGGACTGTCACGCAAACGGCCATGTCGAACTGAACGCCCTGGTTGCGCAGCGTGTACTTGCCGAGACGGATCTTCTTGCTGGTCTTGAACTCATCCGCAGACCGACCTGAACCGGCCGCAACTTCTACGTCCTTTAGAAGAGGCACCGCCACCTCGTCATCCTCCAGAGGGGTTTCATCATCCCAGGCGGAAATTGGTCCGATAAGTTCCGCCTCGATTGGCACGGCCGGTTCGGACAGCTTTTCGTGAGGCAGATCCATCCATCCCCTTGCGAGGCCCTGGAGCGCTTCAATGCGTCGGGCCACGTCATCGCCGAGGTTCTTTTTTGTTTTGTCAGACAGGATCTGGCTCAGATGGGCGGGGCTCATTTCCCAGCGCTCGGCACAAGCGCTCTTGCGCTGGCTTCCGATGAGCCTGATGAGGTTCTGCTTTCTGATTTCGTAGATATCCATGCCGGCCAAGATGCCATTTTTTAGCAGGCAGCTAAATGTGCCCAAGGCTAAATTCCTCTTGAGATGAGATTAGCCATGAGCTAAATTCTCCGCAGGTATCTAGGAGAAGCACTCATGTCCGATCAACTGCGTAGCTGGCTGACCAGCGCCACACCTGAAGAGCGCGAGCGCGTGGCTCGCCTTGCTGGCACTTCCGTGGGTCATCTGTATCAGCTCGCAGGAGGCCATCGAAAAGCGTCTCCTGAGCTTGCCGAGCGTCTGCAGGATGCGTCGAGCGGGAAAGTAACCATTGCCGGCCTTCGTCCTGACTTGGTGGCCCTGGCAGAGAAGATTCTCCGCGGCGCCGCCTGACCCGAGCCAATTTACCGGCCGGGAGGCCACAAAGCATGCGAAGCGAATCGCACACCCTCATTTCCACTCTGCTCGGCGTGGTGAATCAATGGCGCCGCCGAGAGGGGTGGAGCCGCGAGACCGTCGTACAGCACATCGTGGAGGCGCACGAGCGCATCCAGGGAGCGCTGGTCACCGGCATCATCTTCGACCCGCCAACGCGCGATACAACCGAGCGGATGAAGGTCAACGCTGACCGCGTGTTCCGCTGGCTCGACGACGGAACCAAGGACACCAACCTGGTGCCGGCGAACTTCGTACCCAGCATCCTCGCCGCGCTGCCGACTGACCTGAAGGTCCAGGCCCTGGGCGACATCCTGACGCCGCTGGGCGTGTCGGTGCGCTTGATCGGCGGCGATGCCGGCCAGCGGCCGGAGGTGCTCTGCATGCTCCGGACACTCATCAAGGAGAACGGTGAGGCGCAGCAGGCTGTTGCCAACCTCGTCGACGGCGCCGATGACCAGGAGCTGCAAGAGGCCCACCGGGAGCTCTCCGAATCCAGGGCGGCGACAGATGAGGCGCTGCGGATGATCGACCAGATGCGCCGGCCGCGCCTCGTTCAGGGGTAGCCGTGCCGTCCTTCCAGATTGGCCAGCCGGACGGCGAAGAGTTCCGTGGTCCGGACGCTCGCCCGGTCGCCGAGGTACTCGATTGCGTGCTGAGCGGGCTCGGTAGAGCCGTACCAGTCCCGGCGGGAAGCGTCGAGTTTCACCAGCAGATGGCTCTGCAGGCCGCCCAGCAGATCAAGCAGAGCTACAGCGATATCGCGAAAGAGAAAGCTCGCCGGGAGTGCCTTGCGCATCTCCGGGCATCGTTACGCAGGCCGAAGGAGGCCTTCCATGCAAATCCCTGAGCCACTTGTTCCGCTCGAGTGTGACGTGCGGGACTCACCCATTCCGACCGACATGCTCATAGAACTGGCCATGACCATCTTTGGCCTCAGCATGGAAGAGGCCGAGAGCAAGGTCCGCGCTGCGATCTCCGACAACCCCGTAAATCTTTCGGAGATTGGCCATGGCTAACCAATGGTTCCGCATGTACGCGGAGTTCGCCACCGACCCGAAGGTCCAGATGCTGAGCGAGGTCGACCAGCGCCGTTACATCATGCTGTTGTGCCTGCGTTGCGGAAACGGCGATGTAACGTTTCATGATGATGAGGTCGCGTTCCAACTGCGCATCAATTCCGAGGAGTGGGCCGCGTCGAAAGGGCGCCTACTGGGGAAGGGGCTGATCACCGAAGACAACATTCCCGCCAACTGGGACAAGCGCCAGTTTTCCTCGGACTCAAGCACGGCGCGGGTTGCAGCCCATCGTGCGCGAAAGAAACAAGCATGTAACGTTTCACGCAACAGCAATGGAACAAAAGCTAACGCCCTAGATACAGATACAGATACAGAAAGAGATAGTCCTACTGACGTAGGACTCGTTGACGCTTCGCGCCAACCAGCACCGTCGACCGACGAAGACCTGTTCGAACCTGAGCAACCCGAGAGCCTGAACGGCCACCACCACGGAATCAAACCGTGCCCGGCACAGGCCATTGCAGACCTGTACCACCAGGTGCTGCCAGAGCTCCCAGCAGTCGCCCTGCTGAACGACACCCGACGGCGCCACCTGCAAGCCCGATGGAGGGAGCACGAAGCCCACCGCTCGCTGGACTTCTGGCGAGAGCTCTTCGAAACCGTCAAGGCCTCCCCGTTCCTGATGGGCAATGTCCCCGGTCGCAACGGTGCGAAGCCATTCCGCGCCACGTTCGACTGGATCATCGCGCCGTCGAACTTCGTGAAGATCGTCGAGGGAAATTACCATGCGTGACCCGTTCAGCCTGGAAGCCGAGCATGGCGTTCTGGGTGCCATGCTCCTGCGCAACGAGTTGATCGACGTGCTGTCGGCAGAGCTGACCCCGGAGGATTTCTACTGGTCAGAGAACGGCGACCTGTACCGCGCCATCCTGGCTCTGCACAGCGACAGCCAGCCGGCAGACATCGTGACCGTCGGTGAATTCCTGGGCGACCGGTACCAGGTCCAAACCATTGACGGGGTGATCACCGGGCTGGCCTACATCGGCCAGATCATCCAGAACACTCCCAGCGTGGCTAACGCCGGAACCTACTCGCGGATCGTTCGGGAGCGAGCGGTTGACCGAGCTCTGGCGGCTGCGGGGGACAGACTTCACGAGTTGGCGCTCAGCGAGGCCGCCCAGGCCGACAAGGTCGGCGCCGCCCAGGCCATGGTCATGGCGCTCGACTCGAAGACTTCGACGCACGAGGTGCGCCATGCCGCTGACGTGCTGACCGACCACATCGAGGAGTTGCAGCGCCGCTCCGACCTCGGCGGGAAGCTGGATGGTCTGGCAACCGGCATCGGCGACCTGGACCAGAAGCTCATGGGCCTGAAGCCTGGCGACATGGTCGTGATTGCTGGTCGTCCTGCAATGGGCAAGACCGCGCTGGCGATCAACATCGCCGAGCACGTCGCCTGCGACCTGGGTGACCCGGCCCTGGTGGTCTCGCTGGAGATGACCAACGGCGGGCTGATGGATCGCATCCTGGCATCGCTTGGTCGGATCCCGCTCACCGCGATCAAGGACGGCTCCGCACCGTCCAGCCATGGTGCCGAGCTGGGATCTGCCTCTCTGAAGGTCAAGCGCTCGAAGTTGTACATGGCCGATCGCCCCGGGCTGAACGCCGCTCGACTGCGGGCCTTGGCCCGGCGTCACAAGCAGCGCCATGGGTTGAGCCTGCTGGTGGTGGACTACCTGCAGCTCCTGGAGAGCTCCGGCAAGTCGACTCGCACCGAGGACGTCAGCGACATGTCCCGCCAGTGCAAGCTGCTGGCTATGGAGCTTGGTATCCCTGTGATCGTCCTGTCGCAGCTCAACCGATCGCTGGAGCAGCGGCCGAACAAGCGTCCGATGATGTCCGACCTCCGGGAGTCCGGCGCGATCGAGCAGGACGCCGACGTGATCATGTTCGTGTACCGAGACGAGGTCTATCACCCGGACACCCAGTACCGCGGCGTGGCTGAGTTGATCATCGCGAAGCACCGCAACGGCGAGCCAAGCACTGTCCGGTGCGCGTTCCTGGGTAAGTACTCGCGATTCGAGCAGCTCGCTCCGGGCGCGCTGGACGAGTTCGATTTCGACGAGCCTCAGCAGGCGCCGAAGGTCACCAGCATGGCGGAGCGCTACCGCGGGATGAAGGGAGGACACGCCAATGGCTGACCTCCGTCCAGTGATGTTCACCGTGCCCGGCGAGCCCGTGGGGAAGGGGAGGCCGCGTATCGGCCGCGTCGGCGCCCACGCCAGGATGTTCACGCCGGCGAAGACCGTGGCGTACGAAGGCCTGGTGGCCATGGCAGCCCAGGAAGCGCTCGCAGGTCGATCCCTGATCGCCGGCCCCGTGCTCATCGAACTGCGGATGTTCCACCCCATTCCGCGGTCCTGGTCGAAGAAGCGCCAGGCCATGGCGCTGATCGGCGAGGTCATGCCCACCGTGAAATGCGATGCCGACAACTGCCTGAAGGCGGTGTGTGACGCGCTCAACGGCGTTGCGTGGAAGGACGACACCCAGGTCGTCAATGTGATGCTCGCGAAGCGGTACGCCGAAGTACCGCGGGTCGAGGTGAAGATTGTTCCGCTGATGGCCCAGGGAGCGCAGCGGTGACTACAGGAAACTACAGGGGAGAGTCGAAATGAGACTGATCAGCGCGCGCCAGGCTTGGCACGACGCCTTCTACGAGAGTCGGAGCTCAGTGCTGGCGGTGGCGGCCGACAAGGCCGCGCTGGGCAAGAAGGGGCGGGTGGCCAACGAGACGCACCCCGACCGCAAGGACACCAATGGGCGTAGCGCCCACATGCTGGCCGCCGGCCTGGTGCAGGCTGCCATCCGCTCGCTGCCGAAGCCGCTGCAGCACTTCGGCCACACGCTGTACTCGCCGCTGGCCACCGGTGACGACGTGGCGATCGCTCACGGCCTGGTCTGGATCGGCGCCGGCCTCGGCCAACTGACTCAGCGCCAGGGCGAGCGGGCTTACTGGATGGCGCTGGCGGCGATCAACTCGCACAAGCGCGCCGTCAACGGCCGCGACACTCTGCGCCCGGGCGAGGTCTGCCTGTTCATCGAGGAGCGCCTGGGCTGCCGCATCGACCCCAGCCACTGGGCTCGCGACTACGCCAGCACCTGGGAGCGGCTGGCGCGCCACGTCGACAAGCTGGATGCCCAGGCGCTGAGGCCGGTCGCCGAGGTGGTGGCGAAGCAGTGCGGCCTGCGGAAGGGGCCGGGCTGGCGCTGGCACCAGGTCGACCGCGATGTGGCGGCGTTGCAGCGCGCCGAGGCCTACGCCGAGCGCCGGGAGCATCACCAGCAGCGCCTGGCGGAACGTCTGCGCGGGATGTCGGACCAGGAGCTGGCGCGGTGGGCGGCGAGGATGAAGCGGTACGGGGAGGCATACCGGGAGGAGTGGGGCGAGGACATCCTGGAATGCCCCAGTGTCCATCAGCGCTACCATGACCGAGTGGCGGCCTATTGGGCCCAGCGGGAGCGCCTGAAACGGGTCGCTTGACGATTTGGCGAGCATTTGGGTATCGTTTTGCCATTGTGCACAGTTGCACCCAATCAAAAGATTCCCCCGAAAACCCGGCCCTGGCGCCGGGTTTTTTCGTTTCTGGAGTACCCCATGGCTGAACCGACGAGCAGCGGAGCAGTAGCAGCAGCCGGCGCCGTCGGACTCACTGCCACCGCGATCATCCCCGGAGTCGACGTAAATGCGGTGATCGGCGGCTTCGCCGGCGCGCTGCTGTTCATAGTCTGGGCTCACGACCTGACCATGGCCAGGCGCCTCGGCTACCTGCTGGCGTCCTGGGTCGGCGGCTACTACGCCGCCACCGAGGCTGTCGGGCGGGGCGCGACCCAGTTCTCCGGGCTGCCCGCACTGGTCACCGCCGCGCTGATCGTCACGATCCTGATCGGCGTGCTCGACTGGATGATTGGTGGCCGCGCGCCGGCATGGCTCCAGATCGTTCTGCAGCGCATCGTCGGCATGATCGGAGGCCGGAAAGATGGTTGATCTGGTGACCCTGGCGGCTGCGGCCGTCTGCGGCGCTATCAGTTGCCGCATCTTCACGTACCAGCGCCACGGTGCCACGTACCGGTTCGGCGTCTCGCTCTGCGCGTACATCCTCGCCGCTGGGACCGGCATGCAGGCGCTGTCGATCAGCTTGGCCGTGCTGATGGCGCGCCACGCAACGCCGATATCGCCATACCTGCTGGCGGTCCTGCTGGTGCTGCTGGTGCTGGTCTACCGCAACAAGGGCAACATCGCGCCCATCCTGAGGCTCAGTTGAGGTGATCCATGGCGCTAACAGCAAAACAGCGCCGCTTCGTCGCCGAGTATCTGCTCGACCTCAATGCGACCCAGGCGGCAATCAGGGCCGGGTACAGCAAGAATCGCGCGTCCGAGATCGGTTACCAACTGCTGCAGAAGCCGGGCATCACATCCGCCATCCAGGCGGCTATGAAGGAGCGCGCCGAGCGCACCAGGTCTGACGCCGACTACGTCGTCCGGCGCCTGGAGGAGATCGATCAGATGGACCTCCTGGACATTGTCAACGATGACCTGACCCTCCGCCCGCTCAGCCAGTGGCCAAAGGCCTGGCGCCAGTACCTCAGCGGCTTCGACTTGGCCGAGATGTTCGAGGGCAAGGGCGATTCCCGCGCGGCGGTCGGCATCCTCAAGAAGATCAAATGGCCGGACAAGGTGAAGAACCTGGAACTGCTCGGCCGCCACCACGGCGTGTTCACCGACAAGTTCGAACACTCGGGCCCCGGCGGCGGCCCGATTCCCACCATGCCGACCATGATCGAACTGGTGGCGCCTGGTGAAAGCACGGATTGAACTCCCACCGAAGCTGATTCCGGTCTTCTCCGGGCCCGCGAGGTACAGGGGCGCCTACGGCGGGCGCGGCAGCGGCAAGACCCGCAGCTTTGCCAAGATGGCGGCGATCCGGGCCTACATGTTCGCCGAGGCCGGTATCTCCGGGCAGATTCTCTGCGGCCGGGAGTACATGAACAGCCTGGAAGACTCCTCTATGGAGGAGGTCAAGCAGGCGATCCGGTCCGAACCCTGGCTCAACGCCTACTTCGAGATCGGCGAGAAGTTCATCCGCACCCGCAACCGACGGGTGTGGTTCTCGTTCTCCGGCCTACGCCACAACCTCGATAGCATCAAGTCGAAGGCGCGCATCCTCATCGCATGGGTCGATGAGGCCGAGAACGTCAGTGAGATCGCCTGGCAGAAGCTGGTGCCGACGGTTCGCGAGTGCGACTCCGAAGTCTGGATCACCTGGAACCCGGAGAAGGACGGCAGCCCTACCGACACCCGGTTCCGGAAAAACATGCCGGCCGGCGCCAAGATCGTCGAACTGAACTACACGGACAATCCCTGGTTCCCCGACGTCCTCGATCAGGAGCGCCTGAACGACAGGGAGTCGCTGGACGACCAGACCTACGCTTGGATCTGGGATGGCGCCTACCGCGAGAACAGCGACGCGCAGATCCTGTCCGGCAAGTACCGAGTGGCGGAGTTCACGCCTGAACCGGGCTGGGATGGCCCCTACTACGGGCTGGACTGGGGGTTCAGTCAGGACCCCACAGCCGGCGTGAAGCTCTGGGTGCACGATCGCCGGCTCTGGGTCGAGTACGAAGCCAGCAAGGTCGGCCTCGAAAACGACGACATCGCCCAGTTCATGATCGACCGTCTGCCTGGCATCGAACTGCACGCCGTGCGGGCCGATTCGGCCAGGCCGGAGACAATCAGCCACGTCAGGAGCAAGGGGCGTGACCACAAGCGCGCCAACTTGCCGCGCATCGAGCCGGTGGCGAAGTGGCAAGGCAGCGTCGAGGACGGCATCGCGCATCTGCGCAGCTACGTCGAGATTGTCATTCACGTGCGTTGTACCGGCTTCCTGCGCGAGGCCAGGCTCTACAGCTACAAGGTCGACCGCCTGACCGGTGACGTGCTCGCCGAGATCATCGACAAGAACAACCACTTCATGGACGCGAGCCGGTACGCGTTGGGCCCGCTGATCAAGCGCCGCGGCGCGGTCGGTATGCTGCTACCCGGAGCCCGCTGATGGCCATCTTCATCCTCAAGGAGCGCGCTACCAGCCGCTCCATGGTTGTCCGTGCGCGCTGCACTACATGCGCCCGCACCGTGGCGGTCGAGAACGCCGGTGCCGAAGGGACGATGGTATGGCGTGACCCCAACCTCTCTTCTGTCGAACTGGTCCGCGAGACGGACAAGCCAGGCCTCATCCTGAAATCGGACTGACCATGACTGACAAACTCGACCTCGCGGTCAATCACGCGATGAGCAGTGCCATCGCGCGTGCCCGAATGAGCCTGCTGAACCAGGGCATTGGCCATGACGCGAAGCGGCCCCAGGCATGGTGCGAGTACGGATTCCCCCAGGAAATCACGTTCAACGACCTGTACACCATGTACCGCCGGGGCGGCATCGCCCATGGCGCGGTCGAGAAGATCGTCACCACTTGCTGGAAGACGAATCCGCAGGTCATCGAGGGTGACGACCAGGACCGCTCCAAGGACGAAACCGAGTGGGAGAGGAAGAACAAGCCGTTGATAGCAGGCGGCAGGTTCTGGCGGGCTGTCTCCGAAGCCGACCGGCGCCGCCTTGTTGGTCGTTATTCCGGGTTGCTCTTGCACATCAGGGATAGCCAGCCGTGGGACAGGCCTGTCACGGGAAAGGTCAATGGCCTGGCGAAGGTCACCCCGGCCTGGGCCGGGTGCCTTAAGCCCAAGACGTTTGACGAGAAACAGGATAGCGAGACCTACGGGCAGCCCACCATGTGGGAATACACCGAGGCCTCCCAAGCCGGTCGTCCCGGTCTGGTGCGAGATATCCATCCGGACCGGGTGTTCATTCTCGGAGACTGGACCGGCGATGCAATCGGATTCCTGGAGCCTGCCTACAACTCCTTCATCAGCCTGGAGAAGGTCGAGGGAGGCAGTGGCGAATCGTTCCTGAAGAACGCCGCGCGCCAGCTCCTGCTGAACTTCGACAAGGAAATCGACCTCAACAACATCGCCTCGATGTACGGCGTCTCGCTTGACCAACTGAACCAGCGGTTCAACGATGCCACACGCCAGTTGAACCGCGGCAACGACGTGATGCTTCCGACCCAAGGGGCGACGGCCACTCAACTGGTCTCTGCGGTATCCGACCCTGGCCCGACCTACAACGTCAACCTGCAAACCGCCGCCGCCGGCGTCGACATCCCGACCAAGATCCTGGTGGGCATGCAGACCGGCGAAAGGGCGAGCAGTGAGGATCAGAAGTACCACAACGCCAGATGCCAGGCGCGCCGGGTGCAAGAACTGACGTTCGAGATCAACGACCTGTTCGGGCACCTGATGCGCATCGGCGTGGTCCCGCTGAAGGCTGAGTTCACGGCAATCTGGGATGACCTCACCGTTCCAACCAAGGCCGAGCGCCTGGCCAACTCCAAGACCATGAGCGAGATCAACAGCGCCGCAATCGGCACTGGCGAGCCGGTATTCACCGCGGAGGAGATCCGCGAAGAGGCTGGCTACGACCCGCTCGTGGGCGGTGACCCGCTGCCTGATACCGAACCGGAGGATGAAGATGCCGCGCGCACCGATCCTACCGGCGAGCAGCAGTGACCCGACCGGGGTAGATCGACTGGAAAGGGGCGCAATGCGCGAGTTCGACAGGCGCATGCGGAAAATCCGGGATGGCTATGTCGCTGCCTTGGACCGAATCCCGGCCCAGCCGGTGGTGAATGAGCAGTACACCTACCGTCTCGACCAGGCCCTTCTCTCCGCGATCTTCGCCGACACCAACCTGATGGTCGACGAGATACTGCAGGAGGGCGGGGAGCGCGACCTCTGGTTCTTCGAATCCTATGTCGGGGTTGCCTACATCCGCGGTACCGCACAGACGCATGCCAACCTGGCGCAGCAATCGCCTGCATACCGCGCCGGCCGGGAATCGCTGGATGTCCTGCTTCGATCCGACGCCTACCGCGCGCGGATGGCACTGCTTCGCGCCCGGGAGTTCGAGGAGATGAAGGGCTTGTCCGGCCAAGTCAAGGCCGACATGGCGCGCATTCTCGCCGAGGGCATGGGGCGCGGGAAGAATCCCCGCGAAATCGCACGGGACCTGACCGCCCAGACCGGCATCGAGGCGCGTCGCGGCCATCGCATCGCACGCACCGAAGTCACAACCGCTCTCCGAAGGGCTCGCTGGGACGAAAAAGACGCTGCTGAGGCCGACTACGGCGTTCAGTCGAAGCTGATGCATATGTCGGCCCTGTCCCCCAGCACCAGGGCAACCCATGCGGCCAGGCACGCCAGGCTCTACACCTCGGACGAGGTGAGGGACTGGTACAGCCGAGACGGAAACTCGATCAACTGCAAGTGCAGCCAGGTCGAGGTACTGGTCGATGACGAAGGGAACCCGGTGGTCCCGGCCATCGTCGAGCGCGCGCGCCGCAACTACCAAGTCATGAAAGCCAAAGGGCGCGGGCCCTGGGCGAAAGAGGATTGAGCCATGCCCATGCAGGTCAACATCACCACCCAGGTCAACAGCGCCAGCATTCGGCGTGAGACACACAACGGGCGCGAACATCTGGTTCTGCCGAGCTACACCCTGCCGGCCGGCGTGATCATGAACGGTGGTCTCTACACCGCCGAGCAGATCGACAAGCACTACCCAGGCCTGGAGGGAACGCTGGCGCCGCTCGGGCACCCGATGGTCGACGGGAAGTTCGTGTCTGCGTTCTCCCCTGAAGGGATCAACGCCGCCCACGTCGGCGCCTGGAACCGCAACGTGAAGAAGTCAGGCAACCGGGTCTACATGGAGAAGTGGGTCGACGTCGAGTTCGCCAAGTCCACGGAGGGCGGCCGTGAACTGTTGCAGCGCGTCGAAGCGCTGGAGAAGGGGGAGGACGTCCCCCCGATCCATACCAGCGTTGCCGCATTCCTCAATCGCATCGAGCCGAACGAAAGCCAGCGTGCCCAGGGCGCGGAGTGGGTCGCCGACATCCAGAGCATGGACCACGACGCGATCCTGCTGCACGAAGTAGGGGCGGCCACTCCTGAGCAGGGCGTCGGCCTCATGGTGAACGCGGACCAGGCTGTGCCGCTTCAGCCGAACTCCGGCGCCCTGGTTGGCGAGTCCTACCGGGAGCGTGAGCAGCGCCTGGACCGAGCCGCAAAGGAGCGATTCGCCTCCGGCCCCGACCAGTACGCATGGGTTGCCGACTTCACCGATTCCCAGGCCGTGATCAGCCTCAACGGCGGTGTGACCGAGGTGTACGGCTACAAGGTCGAGGCAGGGAAGATCGTCTTCGACGAGTCCGGCCAGCCCGTTGTCCGGCAAGAGTCCTGGGTCGCCATGGTGGCCAACAGCATCAAGAACATTTTCACCCATCGTCAGGCTCGGCCTGATCAACCTGAGAAGGAGGGCGACATGCCCCTGACCCCCGAAGAAAAGGCCGAAATCGTGAAGGAAATCGGCACCAACACCTCCAACGCCATCAAGGAACTGGCGGACACCATCATCAAGCCCCTGGCCGATAAGGTCGACGGCCTGGTCGCCAATCACAAGGCTCTGGCCGACACGCTGACCGCCAACCAGCGCGCCGAGGAAGACAGCATGCGCGAAGCGGTCAAGGCCAAGTTTGGCGAGGTCATCGCCAACAGCCTGGCCGGCGACGCGCTCAAGGAAATGTTCAAGCAGTGCGGCGAATCCGCTCCGCTGGGCGCCAATGCTGCCACCGACAAAGGCGGACTCACCGCCGATATCGCCAACCTGCCGAAGGAGTAAGCCATGTCTCGCTATCGTCGCGTGAACATCGACGGCAAGTCGCTGTTCAAGACCGAAACACGCAAGACCGCCGCGGCACTCCTGCCCGGCACGTTCGCCGTGATCAATGGCAGCGACCTGTTCGCCCAGGCAAGCGCCAGTGTTGGCCGCCTCTACGTCATCGACTGCGCTCACCACGAAGGGCTCAACATCCGCGATGAGGTTCCCGCCGGCCATTCGGCCGTGGGCAACTACGTCGAAGAGGGTCGCGAGCTCGCCGTGCTGTGCCCGGCCGGCACCTACAAGAAGGACACGCCGATCAAGCTCGGCACCAGCGGCCTGGGTGCCATCGCGTCGAGCGATACCGACACGGTCCTCGGGTACAGCCAGGACGATGCAGTCATCGCCTCCGGCGAAACCGACTTCATACGCATCCGCTTCCGTGTCGGCAGTGTCGCCGCCCCGGCGCCCTAATAGGAGTACGGACACATGTTCCTCACCCAGCAAGCAATCGCCGCTCATCCTCGCCTGATGGGCCACTACCAGGAGTTGCAGGCCAACCGCAACATCTGGAACAACCAAAACGCCGCGATGATCACCCACCACCGCGGCGCCATGACCCCCGAAATGCTGGCCTGCAACGCGCTCGCCGGCCTGGGTCGTGAGTTCTGGGCCGAGGTCGACGCCCAGATCATCCAGTACCGCAACCAGGAAACCGGCATGGAGATCGTCAACGATCTCCTGCAGGTGCAGACCGTGCTTCCGATCGGCAAGACCGCCAAGCTCTACAACGTGGTCGGCGACATCGCCGATGATGTGTCGGTGAGCATCGACGGCCAGGCCCCATACTCCTTCGATCACACCGAGTACAACTCCGATGGCGACCCCATTCCGGTGTTCACCGCCGGCTACGGTGTCAACTGGCGCCATGCCGCCGGCATGAACACCGTCGGCATCGACCTGGTTCTGGACTCGCAGGCTGCGAAGCTCCGCAAGTTCAACAAGCGGATCGTTGCCTACACCCTGGACGGCGCCACCAACATCCAGGTCGAGAACTACCCGGCTCAGGGTCTGCGCAATCACCGCAACACCATCAAGGTCAACCTGGGCTCCGGCGCCGGCGGCGCGAACATCGACCTGACCACCGCCACGCCGCAGCAGATCATCGACTTCTTCACCAAAGGCGCATTCGGCCAAGCTGCGCGTGCCAACAAGGTGGACGCCTACGATGTTCTCTGGGTTTCCCCGGAAATCAACGCCAACCTGTCCCAGCCCTACATGATCACCATGGGCGGCGGTGCCAACGCGGTGGTGGCCGGCACCGTGCTCGATGCGGTCATGCGCTTCATCCCGGCGCGCGCGGTTCGCCAGACCTTCGCCCTGTCGGGCAACGAGTTCCTGGGCTATCAGCGCCGCCGCGACGTGGTCACCCCGCTGGTCGGCATGGCTACCGGCGTTGTGCCGCTGCCGCGCCCGCTGCCGCAGGTCAACTACAACTTCCAGATCATGAGCGCCATGGGCATCCAGGTGAAGAAGGACGACGAAGGTCTGTCCGGCGTGATCTACGGTGCCAACCTGGCGTAAGGAGAACGACATGCCCAAATACGAGGTGATGAAACCCTGGAACGGCGTTTCCAAGGGCCAGGTGCTGGAACTCGAATCACTTGCCGCTGCGCTCCTGCCGAACGTGCGCGAGGTTGGCGCACTCAAGAACGGAAGCCTGACCTTGGACGTTTCGGCCCAGGTTGACGAAGCGGCCAGGCAAGCTCTCGCCGAAGCGCGTGCATCCGTCGATGCCATGATCGACGAAGCCAAGGCCCAGGCCGAAGGCATCATCGCCGCAGCCAACGCGGAAGCAGCGAGTATCCGGGAGCAGGCCAAGGCCCAGGCCGGCACCCTGACCCCGGCGATCCCGGACGGAAGCGAGCGCCGCGAGCTGATCAAAGCGCGCCTGAAGGAACTGAAGATCGAGTTCGATGGCCGCCAGGGAGAGGAAGCGCTTGCCGCCCTGCTGCCGGAGGGCGAACTGGCGAAGCTGTTCCCGGCCAAGTGACCGGTGCGTGACGAGAGGCCGCCTGCGGGCGGCTTCGTCGTTTCTGGCCCCAGAAATGGGGCCTTCTTCTTTCAGGAATCGGACATGATCACAGTTGAACAGGCCCGGCAGTACCTGCAGAGCCAGGGCATCGACAACGTGCCCGATTTCATCCTCGCGGCGTGGATCGAGCAATTGCAGGAGATCCAGGACTGCCTGGATGCCCACTACCCGGCATCGACCGCGCTGCTGATTCAGGCCTACCTGCTGGCCCTGTTTGCGCTGGCCCAGGCCGACAAGTACATCAGCAGCCAGACGGCCCCATCCGGCGCTTCTCGATCGTTCCGCTACCAGGCCTTTGCTGATCGCTGGAGGGCGCAGTTGGCCCTGCTGAGCGCCCTGGACAAGTACGGATGTGCGACGGGACTGATCCCGCCGAATCCAACCCAAACCGCCCATGGCGGCCTTTGGATCGCACGAGGCGGCTGCATGTGTGGTGACTCATGAGCACGACAGCGAATTGGAGTTACACCAACACGGCGACGGTTCGGCCATTCCTGCACGTCGACCTTTCGACCCAGGAGGCCGTTTACGGCCCTGAGTACGAAATCGCTTGCACCTGGACCGCCAAGAGCGAGCAGATGCGGGAGGAGGGCGGGCAATCTGGAGCGCGGGGGGCTGAGTTCGTATCGCGGCACCAGATATTCACCGAGGACCGCCGGCCGAAGTACCTGGACCTGATCCAGTTCGACGGATCCAACGGCTGGGAGGAGATTCGCTCGGTGACGAACTGGGACATGTCCTTCTTCGGTGAACAGCCGGACTTTCTGCTGGTGACCTGACATGGCAATCCAAGGAATCGACCGCGTCCGGCGGAATCTTCGTGTGGCTGTCGAAAACATCGCCGGCGGTGTTTCCGAGCGCGCAGTCTACGAGGTACTGAGCCAGGGCGCCGCGATGGCGCAGACCATGACGCCGATCGACACATCGACTCTCGTCAACAGTCAAACGGCCCCCCAGATCACTGTTGGCTCCAATGGGGTCGAGGGGAGCGTCGGTTACACCGCCGCCTACGCGGCGGCAGTCCACGAAGCGCCAGGCACTCTCGCCGGTCAGCCGCGCGACGAGAACGACCCCAGCCGGGGAGACTACTGGGATCCGAATGCGGAGCCTGAGTTTCTCACGAAAGGTTTTGACCAGATCATTCCAGCTATCCCGGCCATCCTCCGCAGGACCTACCGCGTATGACCCCCTACGACGCCTTCCAGGATTGGCTGGCTTCGATCCTGGGCGAGGGCTACCAGTACAGCCGTGGGATGTGGGTAGACCACCCCTCGCTCGACTCGGCATTCATCGCAGCGATCCAGCAAACCGGCGGCGCCCCGACTCAGGTCGACGTCCGTCGCCTGCGGTTCAAGGTGATCCTCCTCGGCCCGAAGGGCGTCCGGAAACACGTTGTCGACGTCGGCAACTCAATCGAGACCCTGGCGCAGGCAGCGCTTGGCGATAGCGTCCCCTGTGGCGCCGCATCTGTTCGGGCAATCGGAGAGCCGATCGGGCCCGGATACACCACGGAAAACCGGGCCTGGTACAGCCTGGACCTTGAAGTTCTCTATTAATCAGGAGGCCAGACATGGCTTGCAAGAAGCTCAAATTTCCGGGCCGCGACGTCGTGCTCGAGTATTACATCGGGTGCGGCGATGCGCTGCCGGCGGAGAATGACTGGCGCCGTTTCGGGTCGCTCCGCACGAAGGAATTCACCGTCGAGTGGGACACCATCGACGCGACTGATTCCGACTCGGTTGGTGCACTGCGGGAGAACCTGGCCAGCTTCCAGACGCTCACCATTTCCGGTGACGGTACCGTGAAGTCCTCCGGTGCCGGCGCGCAGAACCTGATCGACCTGACGAAGCATGTCGTGAAGCCGGACGCGACCGGCGGACAGCCTGTTGTCTGGATGCGCATGACCTTCCCGGACCTGACCTTCACCGCATTCATGCTCATCAGCAACCTCAGTCGCTCCGCGCCGTACGACGATGTCACCACCTACAGCTTCGAGGCTTCGGCGACTGCTTCCGACTTCGGCCTGATCGTCGAGGATACCCCCGATGCGGATGCGCCGGACCCGACCAGCATTCAGGTCGTGCCGGAGACCCTCTCGCTTACCGTTGGCGAAGGCTTCAACTTCGAGGGCGTCGTGCTGCCTGTTGGCGCTCCGCAAGGCCTGCGCTGGACTTCCAGTGCGCCGACCGTGGCCGCGGTGAACGCGGTTACCGGCGAGGTGAGCGCGCTGTCGGCCGGCACCGCCACGATCACCGCTGCTTCCAGCGTCGCCCCGGGCGTCACCGATACCGCAACTGTCACGGTCGTCCCGCTGGTGCAGGGCATTACCGTCTCACCGACCTCCGTCTCGATCGCCGAAGGCGCCACCCAGCAACTGACCGCCGCTGTATCCCCGACCGGTGCGGCTCCTGGCCTGGTCTACGAAAGCGCGGCGCCGGCGATTGCCACCGTGAACTCGACCGGCCTGGTGACCGGTGTTGATGTCGGTACCACCACGGTGAAAATCACCAGCGCGGCGCGGCCGTCGGTGAGCGTGACCGTTCCGGTAACCGTCACTGCGCCGTGATCCTCACCGAGATCGGTGAGATAGGCGTACACACGGCCTCGGGGGAGTTCTATCTCCTGCGGCCGTCCCTGTACGCCATGACCCAACTCGGTACGCCGGCCGAGATTGTCGACGTCTTCGCGCGCGTCATGAGCGACCCGGTCACCGAGAAGCATCAGGCGGACCAGTTCGCGGACGCCCTGGCCGTGGTGGTGGCCTGTTGTGAGCAGGACCTGTCCGACGTGTTTGGCTACTACGACCAGGACCTGGTCTACCGGCCAGGAACTGCGGACGTCGAGCACCTTGTGCCTCTCGCGCGCTGCCTGCTGAAGCACGGCGTCACAGGAGCGCTTCCGCCACTCCCCCGGCGCCACGACGAAGAGCCGAACTACTCGGGGGAATTCGTTGCGCGGGAGTACGTCGCGACGGCGATAGCGCACCTGGGGCTGAGCGAGCGCGAAGCTTGGTCCATGACCATGACCGGCCTGATCGGCGCCCTGCGCGCGAAGTACCCCCCAACCGAATCGAACGCTCCGGGCGCCAGAGCCCCGACCGCGGCAGAGCATGACGCGACGATGGAGTGGTTCGACAAGATCGAGGCCAAGCGCAAAGCGCGGGCGAAAGGAGCACCCTGATGGCTGAGAATGTCGGCAGCATCTACTACACCGTCGAGGCGGATACCTCCAGCCTCGTTAACGGTGCGAACGCCGCCGATCGCTCGCTGGACAGCATGCAGGGTTCCATGCAGCGGACCGATGCGACTGCTGGGAAGTTGCAGACCCGCATGACCAGGGTGGCCGGGGCTGTGCGGCAGGCCAACCAGCAGATCGGCGCCCAAACCTCGGCATACAGCGGGCTGACCCGGGTCGTTGCCGCTTACCTTTCGCTCCGGACGCTCCAGTCGGTCATCGAGCTTTCCGACCAGTACGGCCAGATGGCCTCGCGCATTCGGAACGCCACCAGCAGCGCCGAAGAGTACGCCATGGTGCAGGAGCGGCTGTTGCAGACCGCCAACGGCACATTCCGGGCGCTGAGCGAGGCTCAAGAGGTTTACCTGGCTACGGCTGACACGCTCAGGGATCTCGGTTACACCATGTCCGACGTCCTGGACATCACCGACTCGTTCTCCTACGCGCTGGTTCGCGACGCCGCGCGCGCCGACCAGGCCACCACCGCCATGGATGCGTGGTCCAAGGCGTTGATGAAGAACAAGGTCGAAGCCGATGGCTGGGCCTCGATCATGGCCGCGACTCCGTCGATCGTCGAAGGCATCGCCGAGGCTACTGGCCGGACCCAGGCTGAAATCCGGCAGTTGGGCGCCAGCGGGAAGCTGTCTGTCGAGGCGTTGAACGAAGGGTTGCGCCGCACCCGGGACGAGAACAAGGCACTGGCCGATGAGATGGAAACATCGGTCGCAGACTCGTTTACCAAGCTGCGCAACAGCATGACGGTGTTCATCGGAAAGGTGAACGAGTCGAGCGGCGCCAGCCAGATTCTGACCAGCAACATCGCCGAGCTCGCGGATGCATTGCAGGACCCCGAGACCATTCGTGCCGCCCAGGAGTTGGCGGCCGGGGTGGTAGGCGCCCTCAACCAGATCATCGCCGGCGCGAAAGAAACCGTTCGGATCGTCAAATGGGCGGCCGAGGGAATTGCCGCGGCGCTACACGGCGCGGCGTCTGACGATATTGTCCGCCTGGAGGACCAGCTCAACACGTACCAGGAGATGCTGGCCAACCCGCTGAAGCGCCTGCGCATCGGTGGGAAAGGGCAGGCGATCGCGCTGTTCAGTGAGGACGAAATCAAGGCGAACATCGCCGCGACACAAGCGCTGATCGACCAGTTCTACAAGGACCAGGAGAAGAAGCCTCCGGTAGTCGTGCCGAATGTGGCTCCACCATCCACCCAGGGGAAATCGGGCGGTAAGACAGGGACTGTCAACGCCGAGGCCGCTGCCACGACAGGCACGAAGAAGCTCACCGAGGCGCAGAAGGCAGCCAAGAAAGCCGCTCAGGAACTCGCCCAGGCGCAGAAGGAAAACATCGACACCATTGCTGGCCGAGGCCAGCAACTCGCTCTTGTCGGCCTGAAGGGCAAGGACCTGATGCAGACCCAGGCAGAACTGCAACTCAACGAGTACGCCACGCCGGAGCAGGTCGCCCAGGTCCGCGCGCTCGCCGCAGCTCTGTACGAAGCGCAACAGGTCGAAGCCAACAAGCAGTTGCTGGGGCAGATGGACCCGATCGCCGGCGAAGACCAGCGCTACCAGACCGAACTGGAGAATCTGAAAAAGCTGAACGAGGCCAAGTTGCTAGAGGACCAGCGCTACCTGGAACTCAAGACGCAGGCCGAGCAACAGCACGATGCCACGATGAAGCAACTGGAGGAGGAGCGATTCCGCCGCCAGGCTGCCGGCAACGAGATGATCATGGCAACGCTGGATCAGGTGCAGCAGGCCGGCACGAACGCTCTGACAGGGCTGATAACCGGGGCGAACAACGGTGCCGATGCCATGCGGCAACTGGCCGGCGCCATGCTGAACCAGGTCGTTGGCGCCCTCGTCAAGGTCGGCATCGAACAGGCGAAGAACTTCATCATGGGGCAGGCCCAGCAGGCGGCTGCGGCGACGACAGCCGCGGCGACAGGGGCAGCTATGGCTTCTGCCTACGCGCCAGCCGCCGCTGCCGCCTCGGTTGCGTCATTCGGCGGGGCGGCAACGGCTGGCCTTACCGCAATGGCGGCCGCTATCCCGGCGATGCTCGGTATGTTCGCTGGCGGCCGACAGTACGGCGGCCCCGTAGGGGCTGGTGGCATGTACCGCATCAACGAGAACGGCGCGCCAGAGGTGTTCCAGGCTGCGAATGGCCGGCAGTACATGCTGCCGAACACGCGAGGCGAGGTGATCAGCAACGGCGACGCCACCGCGCAGGGCTCGCCGCAGATCAGCCTGCAGATCATCAACAACGGTCCTCCGGTTTCCGCCACCGCCACCATGGACGGGAACAACCTGCGGGTAACTCTCGATGCGGTCGAGCAGGACTTTGCCAACAAGGTTTCGTCCGGCCAGGGGCTTTACCCGAAAGCAATCGAAGGCGCCTATGGATTCAAGAGGGCAGGGCGATGATCAAATGGCCTGATGGCCTTCCCTTCCCGCTCAGGGAGGGTTACGGCTTCAAGACGGTAGAGCCAATGGCCAGGACGTCCCTCCAGAGCGGTCGGGCACGCTACAGGCGGAACTTCAGCAATGTGCCGGTCGCACTGGAGGTTTCCTGGCTGTTCACTGCTGAGCAGGCTCGGCTGTTCAAAGGGTGGTACCGAGACGTCCTGAAAGACGGCGTCAAGTGGTTCGAGTGCGATTTGCGTACGGAAGAGGGAATCGTTCCGTGCAACCTGCACTTCGAGGGGATCTACGACGGTGGCTATCTCGTCGGGCGCGACCACTGGCGCTTCAACGCGACCGTCGTGATGCGAGAGCGCTCGATCATCGATCCTGGGTGGGCTGAGATTCTGCCCGAGTACATCCTCCTCGCTGACATCTTCGACATCGCGATGAACAGGGAGTGGCCTCGACATGGCGACGGCTCTTGAGCGGTTCTATGCCTCAGGCGGTGAGGACCTGCAGCTCGCCACGATCGAGTTGTCATGCCCGGCGTGGCCCGAGCCTATCCTCATCTGTCAGGGCTATGACGACATCACCTGCATGACCGAAGACGGGCGGCTGCTGACGTTCATCGCTGGTGCGATCGACGTATCGATTCCCAAGCGAGACAACAGCGGGAACCAGAACGTTGGCTTTGCGATCGACAACGTGACTGGCTTTGCTCAGCAATATATTGCCGAGGCCATCGACGCCGGAGAGCCGGTCACGCTTGTCCTGCGAATCTACCTCGAAAGCGACCTGACTGCGCCGGCCGAGCGGCCGTATCGGATGCGCGTGAAAGGGGTCGACTTCGAAAGCCTCTCTGTCCAGGTAGAAGCCGGCTACTACGACCTCATCAACACCGCCGCGCTGCGCCACATCTACAACGTTAGCGAGTTCCCTGGCCTCAAATACTGGCCTTGATCCCATGCCGAACAGATACCTCACCGCCATCTATACCGAGGGCGGGCGGGCCCTGCCGTGCCTTGACTGCTGGGGCCTGACGCTCATCGCGCGGGTTGAGTTGTTCGGGCTGCCGATGCTGACCGACTTCGGCGGTGTCACGCGACTCACCCCGGTTTCGATGCAAAGGGCGTGCGATGCGGAGATCCACCGCGCGCTTGAGCAATGCGAGCCAGGACCTGGGGTCATCGCCGCGGCCTACAGAGGGCGGCTGCTCGATCACGTAGGTCTGCTGCTCGAAGTGGATGGACGCCTCCGGGTTCTCGAAATCAACCCGGGAAGCGGGGTTTCACTCACCCCGCTCCAGAAGTTCTCCGACAAATACTCCAAGGTGGTCTTCTACCGTGATCGAAATCTACCCATCGCTCCTTGACGGAGAACCGCTGGAGCGGCATCCGATCGGCCGCAGGATGACGATTCATTCCTGGCTGACCGCGAATTCGCCTGGGTACCGCTGCCACGACGTCCACCCGTTCTCCATCGGTGTTGTCCCCGCCGAGGTTGCGCTCTGCGGTGACCTGACCGACAAGCAAAAAAAGGCCCATGAGGAGTTCATCCATCCCGGTGAGTGGGCCGAGCGCATCATCGACCGTGGCGATATCGTCCGGATCTACAAGCTGCCGCGCGGGACCGATCCGTTCACGATCACGGCAGCGCTGTTCAAAGGTGCGCAATCCGTTTTTCGGATGCTCATGCCTCAATTGCCCGGCATGCCGACGAACCCCGGGCAGGGCGCGTCGCTCTCTGAAACCAGCGCGCGCGGGAACAAGGTAAAACTCGGCGATGCGATCCGCGAAGTCGCTGGCCGTCGTCTGATTTATCCAGACTACATCCTGCCGCCCCGGAAGTATTTCGCCGGTCCGCGTGAGCAGTGGACCGAAATGCTCCTGTGTATTGGCCGTGGTCGGTTCCAGATCGCCGAAGGGGCAGCGAAAATCGGTGACACGTCGTTCCTGGCACTGGGCGCTGATGCCTCTTTCCAGATTTTCGAACCAGGGCAGAACGTCAGCGGGCACCCGGCATCGGTCTGGTGGCACCTGGTTGAGGAAGTTGGTGCGAGCTCAACTGGTAATGCCGGCCTGGACCTGACCGAGAGCTCCAATCTCACCCCGAACCCGTCGGCAACTACGTTCACGTTTTCCGGAACGAACATCATCATTTCTGCCGGAGCCGGGTCGTTCCCCTCTGACTGGGTTGCGGGGACGATCCTGCGGGTTGAGGCGATGTACCCCTATTCGGTGAACGATGGCGGCGGGACGAATCGCGACGTCGTGACGGGGGATATCGCTCAGCTCGGGCTGGATGTTGGCGATGAGATCGAGGTGGTCGGCACCAACGGCGGCCTCTACCTGGTGAACGACATCACCTCAACGTCGATGACGCTCAACTACAGCAACGGTTCGCCGGCCAATGCGTTGCAGACCGGCTCCGGAAATGCAGCAATCGGCCCGCGTGGGCTGCGCTATCGGATCACGGCGTACAGCGCGCAGCAACTCACCGTCGAGCGGCTGACCAGTGCGGGCGGTGTCGATGTTGACTGGCCAGGATTCACCGCTCTCAATTCGTCTACGTCCCGAGTCACCATTGATCCGACCAGTCTAGAAGGGGGCTGGCGCGGTCCCTTCCCGGCGTGCCCAGTATCGGAGAAGACCAACTTCGTCGAGATCGACGTATTTTGCCCGGAAGGGCTTTGCGGTGTAGGCAGGGAAGGGCAGATCTACCAGATCCGCACCTATTACGACATCCAGTGGCGAGACATGGCCATCGGCGGCGCATGGACGACGGTCAGCAAGAACCATGCTGGCAGTTCTCTCGACCAGCAGGGTTTTACGGACGGCATCTCGCTGCCGTACATGATGCGGCCCGAGTTTCGCATCAGAAAAGTGTTCGTCAACCAGGGCGGCAACTCAACATCCGAGTACCGAGACCGCACTCAGTGGTACGGGATGCGCGCGCGCCTACAGGCTCCATCGTCCTACGCCGGAGTCACGACGATGGCCGTCAGGTATCGGTCGTCTGACCGTATCGCAGCGCAGACCGAAAGCCGCGTTTCGGTGGAAGCTACTCGCATGCTACCGACTCGACAGAACGGTGCATGGACGAGCGAGATCGCTACGCGAGACATCGTCCCGTTCCTCTGCTACATCGCCAAAGAGCGCGGCTACACAGACGCCGACCTCGACCTAGAAGAGCTCGATCGGCTTGACGCCATCTGGAAGGACCGCGGCGACACGTTCGACATGATCTACGAGGACGGTAAGGTCACGGTCGCGCAGGTCATGGACGATGTGCTTGCCGCCGGGTATGCGGAGAAGACGATCAAGCGCGGCGTGATCTCCGCAGCCCGAGACGAACCAAGGACCACATTCGGGCACATGTACTCTCCGCAGAACATGGATGGTCCGCTGAGGATCAGCATCAGCGCTCCGTCTGAGGACGACTATGACGGAGTCGATGTTGAGTTCGTCAATGCCAACGGCTGGATAGAAGATACCGTCCAGTGCCGCTTGCCCGGGGATGTCGGCAGGAAGGTCGAGAAGATCACGGCTGTCGGTGTCACAAACCGCGATCGCGCCTGGCGCTACGGGATGCGCCGCCGGATGGCTCAGCGATACCGGAGAACAGAGTATTCGTTCGATACCGGCCTGGACTCGCTGAACAGCGAGTTCTGGGACTACGATGCCCTTGCCGGCGATGTTCCCGGCCCTGGCCTGGCACAGAGCGCATACCTGAAATCGTTCGTGATCTCTGGAAGCTCGGTCCTGATCGAGTCCAGCGAGCCGCTCGACTGGTCACTGCTGAACTCGCCAGCGCTCTACCTGCGGCGCCCAGACGGAACGGTTTCCGGTGGATATCCGGCGTCGAGGATCGACGACTACCGGCTGAGCATTCCCAGCATCGATTTCATCCCTGATGTTTCTTGGGAGATCGAACCTCCACACCTGCTGCTGGGAAACCCATACCCGGCCCTGATCAGTTCCATCGATCCCAACGGCAATACCTCGGCATCCGTTCGTGCGGTGAACTACGACCCAAGGGTCTACACCTACGACAACGCCAGCGCCCCCAACTGACCGCACACACAAATCCAGAGCCCGCCAAAGAGCGGGCTTTTTCATGCTTGGAGAATTTGCATGACTACGTATGCCACCGGCAATCCGCTTGGCTCCAAAGACCCGCGCGACTTGTACGACAACGCCGAGAACTTCGACGCGGCAATGAACGACCGCGTGAACGTGGCGTGGAGTGACCGATTCGGCGTCTCTAGAAAAACCTGGTTTGGAGTCGAACAGCAGGTCAACGACTTCCTGATCGGCACGGCATTCGAGCCTGTTCCGCTGATCTACGTCGACGGCTCTGAGCTGGTTGTGCCCAGTCCGAGCAAGTTGATCCAGCGCGACGGGAATCTCTACAGCGTCCGGCTGCCTGCGAACTTCCCTGTCACCCTGAGCGGCAACTGGGCAGCCGATGAGCTTCTACTGACTGTTCGGTCCGACCAGGCTCTGCGTCAGCAGTTGAGAGCTCCGGGTGGCGCCGGAATGATCGGTTACGATCCGGCGGAAACGTACCCATCAGATACGGTTGGGTACGCAATAAAAGATATTGATGGAAAGGCTGAGGAAGCATCTAACTTAGCGACGACTGGCGCATTTGGTAACGCGCAGATGCTAACCAGAGTAAGAGCGAGAATATCAGGCGCCCCAACTATGTATGTGCTTGGTGATTCTATTTCTCATGGGGCTTTTGCCGGGAGAATATACCGGAATGGCTGGGTGAATCTTCTGCGAAGAATGCTCTACAACGAGATCGGCACTCTAACTTATGGATTCACGCCGCTGATGTCTCTCGTTGACGGAGCTGGAAATACCTCTAATGAAATCCACTCTATCGATTTCGCAAAAACATCAGGAACCCACTCTTGGGTTTATAGATCAAATGAAAGCGGATCATATGTTCCTCAAGGGTTATCGTGGGTGTCAAATGAGGTTGGCAATATTATAAGGTCGACAATTCCAACATTTCAGGATGCATGCACGGTTTACTACGTCGCAAGGCCTGGAGGGGGAACGTTTGACATAAAAGTTAATGGATCGGTAGTAGCTAGTGTGAATACACAGGCCTCAGTTGTAAACGCTTTGCAAGGCCAGGCTGTAACCCTGAAAGATAATGGGTTTGGGAAATGTGTAATCGAGGTTGTTACTACATCTGCCGCAACTGTTGAATTTTCTGGTTTTTCATATGCTAACGCCTATAGTCAGTCGGCTCTTCATAATTTTTCAAATTCTGGCCGTAGGCTTCGCTGGGTGGATGAGTCCGTCATCAGTTCGATGATGGCAGGAACCTCTCTATTCATCATGGCACTAGGTGTCAATGACGCGTCAGACAATGAGTCTGATACGGCGTACTATGAAGAGTTCGTAAAAAGAATTGATTGGCTGATAAGCTATTCAAATCAAAATAGCGTACCTGTAGTGGTGCCTGATTTTTTGTGGAGTTACCCAGATACAAACAATACAAGGAAGCAGCTAAAGCGACTCGCTGACGAGACTCAGGGGCTATACATACCGTTTGCCGATTTCTTTAGAAAAGGATCGCAGTCAGCAGATGCAAATTATCTTGTAAATACTCTTAAGCTCTTTTCGGATGGTTCCCATCCAAACGTTCATGGGCATAAGTATATAGCGGAGACTATTGCTAAGAAACTCGGCCTTTCAGTTAGCTCGAAAAAACAAGCGCTCGACTACCATGATTGGTGGATGCCGATATCAATCACAAGCACGACAATAAAAAATGCGGACTTTGGTTCGATTCCTCCAAGCAGGGTGATAACTGCAACTCGAAACAATGGCGCGAATGTTCTGTTTAGATTTTATGTCTCTGGCGTCTCTGGTACGTCTGCTGTTGCTTTCTCTGGAACATACTCATCTGACTCTGGCGTGTTCGTTGACCTTCCAGTGACTGGACAGATGGAGCTTGAGACAAATGGGGCAAGTTCCGGAGTTGTAAGTATCTCTCAGGCAGGAATAAAAATAACGCCAAATTCATCGAACACTAAAAGCACTCATCGGTTTGTTGTTAGCGTTGCACGTGGGGAGCGACCGTTTGTTGATGGTGTGATTTACTAGGCTCGCTAAAATATTCGGATGCCATTGCAATGGCGATAAAAAAAGCTGTGCCGATGAGCAGATTGATTATCTCTGTTGATATTTTTTCTGTTTCATCGGTGCGGATATTGAACATGGCATTCGTATACTCGTCTAAAGTTCTTGCTGATTTGTTTTTCATTTTAATTATCCAGTTGAGATTTCGACGTAACCAAGCTAGCGCAGTTCACGAAGCGTTTCTGGATGCTTGCTTGCAACCTTAATTAAGGTTTTCGCTGCTCCAGAAGGAGACCTTCTACCCTGCTCCCATTCCTGTAGAGTACGAACGCTAACTCCCAGGAGGAGTGCGAACTCAGATTGCGCCATTCCAACCTTTGCACGAATCTCTGCAATCGGAGAAAGTTCGACCTGCGTCGAACGGGCGGCCTTCCCCTTCTTCATTTCGTCAATCGAGGCGAGGAGATCGGCCTCGAAGGTTTCAAGTTCCTTATCCATTCATAGCCTCTTTCAATTTGCTCAAGGTGGATGCTGGTAGGTTATCTAACTTCGACTTTGTGTAGGCTATCAGTAGCCAGATGGCTTGCGACTCTTCGGCGTTGTAGTAGATCACGCGCGCGCCGCCGCGCTTACCCATGCCTTGGCGAGACCAGCGAACCTTGCGAAGCCCACCCGATCCTGGGATCACATCTCCGGCCAAGGGGTTGGCTGCAATCCACGCAATGAACTCCTCCCGTTCGGGATCGTTCCAGATGCCGCCTGCATAGCGCTTGAAAATCTCGGTTTCGATGACTGTTCGCATGTCATGAATATACGGCACTGCCGTATGGCTGGCAAGCTGGATGGTGAAATGGGGCGGGATCAGGCGGTCCTGGCGCTGGACTGCGCGTCCCGGCTGGCCGGGCGATCATGGAATATCGGTCGCAATCCATTTCGCTTCGCTTGAGTTCGCGTTTCTGCTCGCATGGTTGGTATGATGCGACCTTCCATCAACTTATCTTATGGTGAATTATGAGCGGACTTGCTGAGTCATTTTCCTTCACTCCTAGCGATTGGGGCGTTTCTGTAAGAGACGGCGTTGCGGAGGGCATTTATTCATTTGGCTATGGATCATGTCATGTTCAGATCGTCTTTGAGGCAGGGGATAGAACAGAGTTTCTCGATTCTTTACCTTGGCGATTTGTCCTTCCTGTTAGTGAAATACCTGACATACGCCAAGGAGGATTCTTAGCTCATTTGTATGACAGTAATTCAGAGCAAGATTTCACCGCCTATGCATTTATAGATCCAGAAACTAAAATGCTTAATATTCAAGTAAATGGAAAGGACGTTTCATCTGAGTATCCATTTAAATGGTCTAAAGGATGCTCATTGGCTATAAACTTTAACTATATGACGAAGTAATTTTTCAGATAAATAGAGGCCCGCCTAAGAAGCGGGCTTTTTTATTTCAGGAGAGTGTAGCTGTGCAAGCCGCTATCTGATGCTGAAATCAGAGTACCGGTTGATCCTCAGTCGCCTCTGTACTGCATCGAATTCACCATCGAAATCCCTCCTGAGCTTCCAGACTCCCATGTAGCCATCCTTGAAGTGGTCGATCATCTCTACGCCCGCGCGGGAGCCGTGCTGCCCAAGGAAGCTGTAGAGGCTGTGGCGCTTGAAGATTTCGAACAGGTACTGAAAGTGGTGGCAGACGAAGTACACGTCGTAGAGCTGGTGGTCGTTGAGCATGGTGCCGCAGCGTTTTTCAGGCTTCGGCAGCCATTCTCCTTCGTGAACGCTGTAGGCAGCGACGAAGTTGCGGGCCGCATCCAACTGATTGGCGGGGATGTCTGTGGCAGACCGAACCCCGAATGCGGCATGGGTCTGTGACCAGATTTTCGCGGTGGCGCGGCGGCGGACTTCGACGGGGAGGGCGGCTACCTTGCCCTTGATCAACGAGCCGAGCATGTGGAAGCCGTCGGTACCTATGGTTTCGCCAACCAGGGTTGCCATCTTGTTTCTGGAGTCCTCATAGCGACCATGCTTGCGAATCGCAGGAAGTACCTCGGCGGTTACCCACTTCTTGAAGCGCTTGGCCTCAGCCTTGCGGCTGCGCAGGATCGCCGAGTACAGCCCAGACTCGTTGATGACCAGCATTTCCTGATCGCCGCCAGGGGTGCGCACAATCTGCGTACCCTTTTCGTCTTCCTTGAGGGTACTCACAATCTGAGTATCCTTTTCGTCGTCATCCAGATTCCGGCACATGTTAAACGCGTCCCGATAGCCAAGGGATGCGGCGACATCGGTAGCAACGAACCATGGTTGGTCGTCGATCAGCATGGTGCGGACTTCGCGTGCGTCGAACTGGAACGGAATTATTTGAGCGGTTTGCATGGCGGCATCTCCAAGACTTTCAGGTTTCCCTGCCTCCCCAGGCCAATGGGGTGGACAGAGCCGTGCGGGTTGGCCTACCGGGTCTTGGAACCGGCCACTCTTACGAGTGCCCACACGACTCCGCCCATAAAGGGGGATGCCATGTGATGGACACAAAAAAACCGCTCATAGGCGGTCGTGTCCGCCAAGACTTCCGGGAGGCCAATCCCAGGCCGCTGAATTTGCAGCGGCAGGCAGACTATGGTTTAGGCGTACGACAGTGTCAAGGCGTCTAAGGGATGGCAATATGCTACGTTTCGTCGATCTCAATGGAAGGAAGATCCAAATGTTCAAGAAAAGCATGACCTGCATTGTCCTGTGCATTGCCGCATTGAGCGGCTGCGCGACTCCACCACCCCCAGCTCCCAAGGTGCAGGCCCCAAAGCCAAAAACCATATCGTTTGATCTGAACGACCAGCAGCGTGAGCATGCAATGGCGTCCGTTCGAGAGGTCTTGAAAGACCCGGACTCCGCAAAGTTCAGTGGATTGATTGGCGTTCGTTCGATTTCAGCCCCGCCAGATAAATACTCCATCTGCGGCAAGGTGAATGCGAAGAACAGCTATGGTGGATACACAGGCTTCACTAGGTTTGCCGTGCTTGACAGCAGCGTGATTCTTGCCGACTCGACTCGCTTCAACAGGGAGATGGTCGAGATCGCTTGCAGGGTTACAGAAAAGTAAAGACAGAATCAGAAAAGCAAAACCCCCGGACGTTCACAGCGTGCCGGGGGTTTTTATTTCCACCCCTTGGGAAGGACAAGGAGCAGAACATACGTGAATCGTAGACCAATCTTGCTGAAGGTTAAAGACTGGCTGGAGGTCAAAATGCCAACGAGTCATTTCCTGAATTTTTGCATCGGGGTCAGCCTGCTGATCCTCGCCTGTGGAGCCGCCGCTTGGCTGTCGTCTCCTGTGCTGCTGGCGATCCTGACCGGTAGCTGACCCGAACACCTTTCCGACGAAGATAAGCCCGCCTTGCGCGGGCTTCGTCGTTTTTGGAGACCCGTAAATGCGTACATCCCAACGAGGCATAGACCTCATCAAATCCTTCGAGGGCCTGCGCCTGTCCGCTTACCAGGATTCGGTAGGTGTCTGGACCATTGGCTACGGCACAACGCGGGGCGTCACCCGCTACATGACGATCACCGTCGAGCAGGCCGAGCGGATGCTGTCGAACGACCTTCGGCGCTTCGAGCCGGAGCTAGACAGGCTGGTGAAGGCGCCACTGAACCAGAATCAGTGGGATGCCCTAATGAGCTTCGTCTACAACCTGGGCGCAGCCAATCTTGCGTCGTCCACTCTGCTCAAGCTGCTGAACAAGGGTGACTACCAGGGAGCAGCGGACCAGTTCCCGCGATGGGTGAATGCGGGTGGTAAGCGCTTGGAGGGGTTGGTAAAGCGCCGAGCGGCGGAACGTGTCCTGTTCCTGGAGCCGCTATCGTGATCCCCTGGCGCTGGGTAACCATCGCGCTGGCCTGCCTGCTGCTGGTCGGCCTCGGCACCGCCGGAGGTGTCTGGCTCGGCGCGCGACACTACCGGCCGCAGTTGGATGCCGCGAGCGCGGATCTGGTCGCCTGCCGTGCCGCCCGGGGCAGCCTGGAGGCCTCGGTGGTGGAGCAGGGCAGGCAGGTCGCAGCGCTGCGACTGGCCGGCGAACAGCGGGCCAGGGAGGCAGCCCATGCGCTGGAGCAGGGACGACAGCAGGCCGCCGAGCAGTATGCAGCAGCCAATCGCCTGCTGAGTCAGCGAACCGCCGGCGAGGAGTGTGCGGCCGCCGAGGCGGTCGTTGATCAGGAGTTGGGCCTATGAAACTGCAGGCGTGGCGAAAGACTGCAGGTGCAGCGATTTTCGGCAGGTGCAGCCGAAAGGCGCAGGTGGTGCAGGTGCTGGGGTTGGTGTTCGCGCTGGCGGGATGCGCCGGCCAGGTCGAGCCTGAGCCGCGCACGGTGCGCGTAGAAGTGCCGGTGGCGGTGCCGTGCCGGGTGCCGGCGGTGGAGGTGCCGGCCTGGGCAGCGGCTGGGCTGAAGAAGAGCGACGATCTCCAGACCAAGGTCCGTGCGCTGCTGGCCGAGCGGCGGCAGCGGATCGGGTATGAAGCCCAACTGCTGGCTGCCAACAGAGCATGCCAGTAGGAGTAGACTACGGCCTTTTCCTACGGAGCTCGGTGATGCTGGTGATTCGATTCAAGGGCTGGTCGGTGAAACTCGACCACCAGGTGGGCAGCGCTGGGAAGTTCGGCATCTGGTCGTTCCACGGCTCGGAGAGCAGCTACGTGCCGGACATGCAGACGATTCTCCGGCATGCTGCTATTCGACCTGCGGAGCCGAAAGAAGGCGGGGAGGTCGAGGTATTCATCTGTGATTCGCGCATGCCGCAGGATGAGTGGCGGCCTGTCGGTAGCGGCGTTGCGGCCTACGAGTCGGACCGCTGAATGCTGGCCGTGACGGAAACGTGAAGCACGGAAATGGAAAACGTGAAAAGGAATTTCACGATTGGCACAGTTTAAGTGATTGCGGTCGGCGTAAACTGTTGTAATATAAGCGCTTCTGAGGTGCGAGACAGGATTTAGGTTCCAGCGCCGCAAGGCGTGAGAGTTCGAGTCTCTCCGTCCGCACCACCTTCAGGCTCGGCTTGTCCGGCCGCTGCGGTTGAAGCCGGAACGTCCGGCACGATTCACGATATGGTGGGCGTAGCTCAGTTGGTAGAGCACAGGATTGTGGCTCCTGGTGTCGTGGGTTCGATTCCCATCGTCCACCCCATATTTCGAAGCGCCAGGCCTTGTGCCTGGCGTTTTCGTTTGCGCTTCACGATCTCTTCTCCGCTTGCCTTTCCGGTACCCAATCCGCCCTCATGGGCGCGACGGCAGGTTGAACTTGTTCCGGGTCCGGCGCTCTTAAGCGAGCCTGTCGTTCCTGGCGGGTCCGTATATGCAGTCTGGGTGAAGCGACATGTCGATGAAATGGACCGAGCAGCGCTTGCGCAAGGCTCTCAAGCAGATGGCGAACAATCATGAATCGGCTGCGGTCGAGGTCATGCGCGCCGTCGAGCGGGCGAACGATCCGAAGCTGGCGCAGCGCCTGCTCGAGGTGATCGAGCAGATGCACCAGGATGCCGATGCGCTGCGCTCCATCGACGACGAAATCGCCAGCGGCGTGATCCGTTGCCAATGA